ATATTTGACATTGAAAGATTTATCAAAAGAATTGGGAGTCAGTGTAAATACAGTAATCGCGTGGCGAGACAAGGCACTCCTTACAATCAATTAAAGATGTGAGGCACAACTATTACAAATGTCTCTCAAGGAAACTGAACAACTCACATCTCGTGAGACACCCGATGCCATGGAAAAGCGTCTGTTTAAAGCCAAGTTGGCTGCGATGGATAAGGCTATGAACGGTGAGAAGATTCGTTACAAGTCCAACCGAGACCCCGAGAGATTTCTCTATTTCCTGGAGTCTCGCTTGAAGATTTGGGAACAAATCAAAGATGATACGTTCCACGGAAAGCGAATGTATGAAAAGACGAAGGAGATTGTTGATTCTCTTAGTTAAGACTTGAGTAGTGTCCAGCAATGTAATATACATCACTAAATCCCAATGCCTCTAATTTCTCTGCCGCATATCTGGCCCGTTGCCCAGTGTTGCAGTAGACGAGCAGTCCCTTCTTTGGAAGTTTCGCAGTTGTTTTCTTATTCATTGTGTTCACTGGAATGTGGATCGCACCTCGATAGTGTCCAGCTCTATATTCCGGTGTTGTGCGAACATCGATAACTTTCTTTATCTTCCCCGAGCGAATCAACTTTTTAGCCTCTTTAGAACTTATTAAGTTACTACCGAGAAAGGTATACGTCGCGGCTGCGGCAAGAGTTCCAATAATGATAACTGGGAGCATATAGAATACACTTAGATTTTACTTCCTGCCCAATTTATAATTTGTGTGAGTGACCAAGAACTATTAATTTTCCGCGTGAGATCCAACTTTACCAAACTTTTCTTGGTTTTTTCAACCTTGACACCGTTCACAACTTTTGGTATTTGTGCGACATGATTCAATTTAAATCTATGACCCTCATTGTTTGTTACTTTCAAAAAGTAAGGAAAGTTTGTTTCAAAATATTTCCAGTGAAGTGTATTTCTATTTGAGGGTGGTATATACTTATGAATGAGACCCCATATAATCCTCTTTATGAAAATGAGTCTATCTCGTGGATCTTTTGGACCAAGGGTTGTTCCTACGGTGTCATACATCATTGCGATGAAAGCCTCAATATAGCAAAAGTGATGTTGTGACAACTCATCATACTGTGAAATTTCAAAAGACTTTTCGAGAACCTTTGTGTTTCTTATATTAATTTTTGTATTTTTGAGGAGTTGTTTATAATTTTCCAAGTCGGTCGTAACAAAACCACCAGTTGGTTGAAATGAAGATTGTTTATTTCGTATGGTATATTTGTTTCCGTAAACTGTTCGTATTTCATTTTTAAATTCAGCTCTATTTGCGCCCATTGAATTGAACAACTTGATTGACTTGTCTTCATGATTAACCCTCGCGAGTGCGTAGTGTCCATCTCCACCTGGATATGTGTGTGATATATGAAGATACTGTATACCTTTACGATCTTTTGTAGGTTTTGTCATATTAGATGTTTTACGACATTGAAATTTAAAATCAAAGTTAGATTCCTTTTTTATATCTTTCCCAATCTGTTCAAAAATACCCCGACCTTGAAGAAGTTGTTTGGCGACTTCCGAGGCATCTTCGATAGCCATAAGGTATCTAGCCGCGCGATTTGTATTCATCCGTCTTTCAATATAATCACTTTCATCAATATCGGTAGTTTCCCCTTTTAACTTCAAAAGACGATTACGGACATCTTTATTACTGATGAGTTTTATTGGGACGAGATCCATATCTTACATATCATTGATATTTTTAAACCAATCGTATGTAAAAGTTTTTGTGAATACATTATATTTAAAATTAGTTACCAAAAGCGATACCGGCCATACCATTCTTCACACGAAGAATGTTATAGTTGACCGCGTACACGCGAGCTGGTTTGGATGAATCGGCGGAGCTCACATCTTTGAGTTGTAACTTGGCGTTATCAATTCGCGAGAAGTTGAGACTACCAGCTGGTTGAGATTTGGCCAAATTGAGGCAGAATGGCCATGTGTACACGGTATCTTCATCAAGAGTATCGGATCCAATGGCAGTGCAGTGCATTTCTGGAACAACTTCGTGGTGATACACATTTGACATGTTTTCAAAGAGTGCGGTACCGTTAATGTAAAGCGAAGCAGTGCTAAAAGTGTAGTGATCTTCCCAGTTGGTGCCACCCGCATCACCTGCAACCAAGTGAATCGCCTTTACTGGATGGTTGAAATATGTGAGATCAAATTCGGAATCAGCTTGTGAACCTGGTTGATATTGGGTTTGTGTAATCAATAACTCATGTTCATTATCGGTGAAGAACTTGCGTTCGTCTGTGTCAAGGTAGACATAGTTTGCGTAGATCTTTGGAGTACCCGCCAAAGTGTATTGATCTTGGAGCTTTATACGAAGTTCAACTTCGTGGTACTGGAGAGCTACAAGTGGAAGACATTTCGTCCAATCTTCACCGAAGAAGAATGGAACAACATAGTGATCACCGTTGGAGTTATTTGGAGATGTTTCTGTTGTGTGTCTCATACCGGATTTAGCAGATGACTCATTGTAGAGAGGATTGTAAACACCTTGAATGAAAAGGGAATCAAGTTCGCAAACCTTTTGACCACCAACCCACAATTGGAAAGTTGTTGGCTGAGACGCAGTGCTGTCAAACATAGCATTGTTTCCACCGGGTACGGCAATACCTTGAGCTTCAATCCACACATAGCTCAAGAGATCACCCTTGGACTTGAGTGGAACAACAACTTCGTTTGAGGCACCGAAAGTACCAATGTAGTCTACGCGCTCTGGTCGCATCGCAAAATTTGTGTGTCGCTTGTAGTTTTGTCGGAAGAAACTGACCTGAGGTTGACCAGTGATGTACACATCCTGGGCACCTTTAGATACAAGGTCAATCAAAGCAGCTGACATTTTTACTAATAAAGTATATTAAAATTTTCGGGCGATGTTTACACAACTGTAAGATGGTAGTGTTCCAAGCACTCACTTGGGAATCACGAGATACAGATGACGAGCATTTGATCAGTATCTTTGGTAAGACTGAGGATGGAAAGTCTGTGTGCCTTACAACAGCGTTTACACCATATTTTTTTATTAAACTTCCAGCTAACATTGATGCTGGAAAGATTCAGAGAATTTACAATATCCTTGATGAGAAATGTAAAGATTCATTGGTTGCCTATTCAGTCATGAAATCAAAGGATGTTTGGGGTTTTCAAAATAGTGAAGAGTTTGCATTCATGAAAGTCACCTTCAAACATCTTCAAGCGCGAAGATTTGTAGATTCATTTCTGAGAAAACCACTTAACCAAACTCCTGAACTTTTCAGTATTTTTGGTGTCAGGAATGTAAAAGTATATGAATCCAATTTGGATCCCGTACTGCGCCTGATGCATCGCACTGAAATCCAATCTACTGGGTGGTTAGATACTGGAAGTCATTGTATTCGTTCACATTTCGCACATGTTGACATTGATCTCTTCTGTAACGATTGGTCATCCCTTAAACCTGTGGCGCGAGACGATGTTGCACCATTTGTAGTGGCGTCTGTTGACATTGAATGTAATAGTTCTACGGGTAAGTTTCCTGATGCAGATATTCCTGGGGATGCATGCTTTCAAATCGCTATTTCTCTATGTACATTTGGTTCTGATGAACCCTATGATAAAACATGCTTATGTTACAAGAAAACCGATTCCAATTTAGAAGGTTGTGATATCCGTAGTTACGCTACAGAAAGGGAAATGTTGGAGGCTTTTCAAAAATACATCCACACCAAAGATATTGATATTATTACCGGTTGGAACATCTTTGGTTTTGATATGGAGTACATATACAAACGTGCTCAAATTAATAGGTGTCATTATGACTTTTTCAATCTTGGAAAACTCAAAGACACTGAGTCGGAACTTGTTATCAAAAAGCTTTCATCAAGTGCTCTTGGTGATAATCTCCTGAAACTACTTCCAATGAGTGGACGTTTCATTTTTGATATGTTTCACGAAGTAAAGAAAGGATACAAACTTGATAGTTATAAACTTGATAATGTATCAAAATTGTATCTAGGTGATCAAAAGATTGACATGGCTCCAAAGGAGATGTTTGCACGATACAGGCAAGAAGATCCTGTTAAATTGCGTGAGGTTGCGGAGTATTGTATTAAGGATACACTCTTACCGCACAAGCTCATGAAAAAACTATGTACTTTACTGAATTTGGTTGAGATGGCTAAGGCTACTTGGGTTCCTGCTACGTTTCTTGTAGAACGAGGACAACAAATCAAGGTATTTTCACAGCTTACGAAGAAGGCTCGTGAACTTGGTTTTATGGTACCAACTATTCGGTATGGCGCTATCCCGGAAGAACCCTATGAAGGTGCTACGGTTCTTGAAGCGCAAAAGGGTGCATACTACACTCCAATCACAGCCCTTGATTTTGAAGCCCTGTATCCATCTATTATGATGGCGCACAACTTGTGCTATTCATCATATGTAATGGATGAAAAGAAGTATGGTAATGTACCCGGGATTACCTATGAAACTTTCAATATTGGTGATAGGACATACAAATTTGCCCAAGATGTGCCAAGTCTTCTTCCAAGCATTCTTCTTGAATTGAAACAATTCCGTAAGCAAGCAAAGCGAGATATGGCAAATGCCACGGGTTTCATGAAGGAGGTCTACAATGGTAAACAGTTGGCGTATAAGATTTCAATGAACTCAGTGTATGGATTCACTGGAGCTGGTAAAGGTATTCTTCCATGTGTCCCCATCGCGTCTACGACAACTTCAAAGGGGCGTAGTATGATTGAAGAGACAAAGAATTATGTTGAGGCAAACTTTCCGGGTGCTAAGGTGAGGTATGGGGATACAGATTCTGTCATGGTTGAGTTTGATGTAGGTGATCTCAAGGGTGAGGAGGCTATTGCCTATAGTTGGAAAGTTGGGGAACGAGCTGCTGAGGAGTGTAGCGCCCTCTTCAAGAAGCCAAATAATCTTGAACTTGAGAAGGTTTATTGGCCCTATTTCCTCTATAGTAAGAAACGATACGCAGCAAAACTTTGGACGAAGGGTAAAGATGATAAGATGCATATGGATTACATTGATATCAAGGGTCTTCAAGTTGTGCGACGAGATAATACACCACATGTCAGAGAAGTGTGTAAAGAACTCCTTGATGTAGTTCTCACTTCAAGTGACCCAGGTCCACCCAAGGAGTTGGCTAAAGAAAGGGCAATTGAACTTCTCTCTGGAGACGTTCCAAACGATAAACTCATTTTGAGTCAGGGACTTTCAGATAGTTATAAAGTTGGGGGTAAATCTGTATCAGTTACAAGTCCAGAAAGTGTTAACATTAATCAGTCTCATGTACAAGTTGTGATGAAGATGCGTCAAAGAAAGCCTGGTTCTGAACCACAATCTGGAGACCGAGTTCCTTACCTTCTCACAAAAACTGAAGATTCCAAAGCCAAGGCGTATGAAAAAGCCGAAGATCCAAAATATGTAGAGGAGCATGGCGTACCTGTAGATTATCACTATTATTTCTTGAATAAATTCCTCAATCCAGTGTGTGATCTATTGGATCCACTCTACGAGAATGTGAAAGAGGAAATCTTTGGTGAAATTATTAACCAACACAAGCCGGTCAAACCACCAAAGCTACCATCTCTGAGTGGTATGAAGAAGGATGAACTTGTTGCTGAGTGTAAACGCCTTGGTTTGGAAGAAACTGGTACATTGGCAATTCTTAAATCCCGTCTTAAAGATGCAAGAATGAAAAAGGAAGAATCCGTTGAAGACCTATTTAAAAATTACGAGCTAACACAAAGTAAGGATGAGTCTTAATGAAAAGATTGCAAAACTCGTTGATGAGGAATTGGAGGATAGAGTGAATACAATTCTCAACGAGTATGCCGAAAAAATTTCAAAAAAACATGCAATTCCACTTGAACTTTTACTCAAAGATATACCATCTTCTTTCACGAGTACGATGTGTAGAGGAACAAAGTCAAATGGGCAGAGGTGCACTTTCAGGGCTTTGGATGGGGGATACTGTCGTCATCACAAGTCCCAAGGTCTTCGTATATGTCAACGAAGCTTTTCAAGTTCAAGTCTACACAACCATGGTCCAGAACAAATGTTTGTGAGGGGATGTCCAGGTTGTGAATCTTCAAACGAGCTTATAGATTTGAATACTATTATATAGTAATGAACAAGAACGATATTCTGCTAACATCAATAAACAACTTTTACGACAACGAGAAGAATAGATCTACACTACTAACAATATTGGACAAATCAAGTGGCATTTCTCTTCGCAATTTGGAGTGGTTTATCACAAACTACGCAAAGAAGAATCACACATCCTATCAGACGGGTGATGGGAAACTATTCACCGTGCACTGTGCTTACAAATCAAGTCTTAATGGCTACAGTAAACAACTTTTTGATCCATTTTGTAGATCACAAAAGTTTGGTTATAATGTGCCAGGTACATCTCATGAAATCCAAACAACATTGGCTCAATTGAATTTCATCAAATGGTGTATCAAAAATAACATCATAGAATACATCACGAACAACAGAGATAAGCTTTTTAGTAAGCAACCGACATAAATCCTCTATCAAATACAAAAGTTTGATATCCGGTATAATACATGTTTAATGAGAAGGTCTCAGTAGCAATGTCTATACCAGAATTTGTATCCAACTTGACTTCTATATTAGTCTTTTCAG